CTCGCTCCGCATCCTTTGGTATGGCGTGGGGACTTTCAGGTCCTTTGCCGAAAGGCGCTCTTCCCGCAGCAGTTCCCGCAGGCGGCTGTCGCCTACCTTTACGTCGACGCCGCCTGATTGCAGTATTGACCGGACTACCGTTACCGGCATGGTTACCTTGCCTGTCTTTCGCTTGCTGATTTTTTGCATGTTCGCGACCATCTTTAGCTTCTCCCTGTCCATGCCGGTAGTCCCGGCGTCCTTTCTGCGCTTCCTGCCCGATTCCCACCCCGCTTCCTTCAGGATTTTGTACGCTTTGGAACCGGAGACGGCCAGCATTCGGCACATCTCCGCGACCACCGCCTTGCGCCCGCCGTTGGTTTTGGCGCCCCTCATCCGCTCTGCCCAGGCTTCGTGCATCCGCTTCTCCTAATCGATAATGTCGAAGGGGCTTTCGGCAGCCTTTTCGCTTCCGTCGATTCTGTCTATGTGTATGTCGTTGATGGCGCCCTGGAGTTCCCCGAAGGCTTCCGTGATCATCGCGATGCCGTCGGAGTGTTTCAAAACAAAGTCGTTAAGCTGGGCATAGCCGACTGCTTCGATGCGCTGGACTTGGGTGATCATGTCGATGCAGCGGTTCATGGCGAAAATTGCGTCCTGCAATTGGGTGTTGAACGGCTGCAAGCATTCGTCCAGCTTTGCGCCCGCGAGCTGTTCCTTGGTTGGCGGTTCTTGCCCTCTAAACCGCCTATCCATCTCATTGATTTTGTCTTCCTTTTCGGAGATGACTTTTTCCCTTGACGCGATGTCTTCTTTGTTCTTTTTTCGGAGCTTTCGGACTTCGGCCTCAAGTTCGCGTGTTGTCATGCTGGCAACGTCGTCATGCGGGATGTTTCCAAGATGGCCGCCATCGACATATTCTTTAATCTCTTTCTCCTCGAAGACCGTAAGCATTTTTAGTTTAGCTGAACCCAAATTCGCCAGCGCTGGCGAATTTGAACCAAATTTCAATACGACAGCCATTGCATAATCAGCGGATCTGTCAGGAACGCCAATACGAGATAAAGATTCCATATAGTCCCCGTGCTTTTCATGGGCTTTAATCCGTAAAAAGCGTTTCCCCGATTCAAAAAGGGACTGGGCAGTCTGGGCCATGTAGAACTTGATTTCGTTCTCGATACGGTCTTTTTCATAAGGCATCCCGTCGCCGTAGAGCCGTTCAGCCGTGTCTATGTCAACTTTGTACTTGTCCATCGCGACAATCTCCCGGCTGTTCCCGCCGGGTTTTGTCCGGCCCCGCTTGAATTCAGCGGCACCGTCCCTGAGCGCCAGCTCTTTCTCTACGGCCTTGATCCTTCCTTTGTGGCAGTGTTCCTGTTCTTCAAGAACGTTCAACTGTCTAAGCATTGCGAGAAGATCCGTATTATCCAGCCTTTCGATACCCGGTCGAAAATTCACGTCTGTCGCCGGTAGGTTAAGCAGCCCGTCATATTTAGCCATATACTTTTCTCCTTATTGCATCGCGGACGCATACCGCGCCTCGTCTTCCGTCAGTTTGAGCTTCGCAGTCTGGAAGCATTTCATAATGGTTCCCGCTAAGTTCCCGAATTTGGGGGTCAGACGCCACCTGCCGGTTGTTTTTGACCGCTCGATCCACTCCCTTTTCTCAAGGAGCTTGAGGTCCCTGCAAATGGCGGCTTCGGTCGTTTTCATCTCGAAGGCAAGCTGCTTGTTGTTCAGCCCGTCCGCCGAAAACTCCGCAAGCTTTTCCACCTCGGCAAGGATGCGTTCCTGGCTATTTGGCTTTTCCATAGAACACCCCGTCCCATAGGCGGCAGCCAAGGCGCATGAGCCATCCCCATTTGCGCCGCTCCCCCAAGTCCTTAAGCCTGACGGCTATGTAGCAAATAAATCCCGACATGGTTCCCTCCGCTTACAGCGCCGCAACGTCCAGGGGAATCTGAACGTATTCGCCCTGCTCGTCCCGCTCGTAAAACCGGAGGTACTGCTTGCTTCCGGAAACCTGTATGCTGTCGGAGATCGCCGCCATGGCCTTTAGCCAGTCGGGGTCCGTTATCTCAAGCCGGCGCAGGCCCAATATGCGGGCGGTGTTGAGCTTCCCCGCCTTGTCGACCTGGAACGCGTCCTGCACCAGAAGGCGGATCTCGTTGCGCGAGCCTTCCGACCATTTCTCTATGCAGCCGCCGATCAGTTCCCGCGCCACCTGCAGGCGCTCGTCGAACACAATCTGATCGTTTATAGCGACGACCAGGCGGTACTTGCCGTCGTAGGTGGTCAGGGTGATGTTGCCCTTCTTGCCGCCCCAGATCTTGCCGTACCGGCTCGCGGAAATTCCGACGAACGTGTAGATGTCGTCCCTGATGCGGCGCTTGAAGTCCAAAAGGACCTGCTTCATTTTCATTGCTTCGTCGGCAATGCCACGGACCGTCTGATCCCGCAGCTTGTCGATGTCGCTCACCAGCCCCGCCGGAACCTGCCGGCCCTGGCTGTCGGTCATAAATTCTTTGTCGCTCATGGCTGTTCTCCTATAAGTTCAGGTTGTTTTTCCCGCGCCCATTCAGCGCGTTTGTTTTCGATAAAGGCGTCCACCACCGCCTCGCAATTCTTTGCGGCTTTAAGCGCGGAGGGGCTTCTTGTCCGGAAATATTTTTTTTGGCTTACCCTCATTTGCGCTACCAGCAAAAGGAAGTCATCCAAGGAAGTGCTCACGATTCGCCTCCCTTTCCAAATATGTCCGTTAGCCAGCTGGCCGCAAAGCCGGCCAAAAAAGAGACGAGAGCTACAAGAGCTCCTGTTATAAATTCTTTCATGCAGCGCCTCCTATTCCTATGCCTTGCCCTTTATTCAAGGTCATGTCTAAAATTGACTGGAGGGCAGGGCATGATAATAGAAAGCGCCGATATTTCGGGAATGACAGATCGGTTTGAGGACATCCGCGACATGGTTCTTGACGCATTGCCGCAAAACGAGGCCTACGAGTATAACCTTGACTGCAAAATGGTACGCCTGCTAGGTGTGCGCCTTCGAGTAACAGCCTTGCTGCCGCGCATCCTTCCGTGGCTTGACCGCTTGTTCCAAACAGTGCTGAAAGAATTGCCGCCGCTGCCGTCATGCGACACGCTTCAAGACAAGGGTGATTTTCTTTTAGGCTGCTATTGGGTTCTTTCGCAGGCCCGTTTGAATGGCCTTGATTTTTCTCGCTGCTTTCTTGAAACGGAGTATGGCCTGCCGGAGGCGCATCTTGAGCGAGCGGTCCTGCATTTTGCGGCGCAGGCTTTAGCCGGAGCTCAAAGGCACTTTCCTTTGTGGCCATGGCCGGATGCTGGAGACCCGTTTTTCGAGTAGCGATGCCATAGGCGCAAAAAATAAGGTCGTCAGTGTCTACGCCGGCTTTCGCGGCATCGCTGAAAACCCGCTCAAGTTCATGGCAAGCCTTGTTATACGCTATTTCAGCTTTTCCTCTTGTCCTTGGGTTCATGCCTCGCCTCCAGATACCGGATAGGCGGCGGCAAGAAGGGCATCAAGTTTTTCGCCGAAGCCGCCGTTAGACGCAACGTCATGCAATTGTTGCATTACAGGCTTTTGCGCTTTGCGCTGTGCCACCCATTCAAGTATTTTTTCTTTGTTGGCTTGTCCAAAAGCAGACAGGCTTTTATATGAAAGGGACAGGTAATCATCGTCTTTGAAGTTTTTGTAACTCCCTGAAGTGGCTAAGGCGTCGGGAATGCCAAGGTCGTTAAGGATTATTGCGGCCTGCCTGTCTAAAGAAAGGCTATGGATTGCAATTTCGACAGGATACTGCGGGCACCCAAGGCCGATGCTTACGGAAACAAAGGGCTGATCCCATTCATTTTGCCATTTGATCTTTTTGGCAAGCTCGGCTTGCAAATACAGCCTTACTTCCCATATTGTTGGCGAGTCCGGAATAAAAGGTTTACGCGTCCTTTTCATACCGCCCCCTTGCCCCTGGCGGCGGCGATCATGTCCTCAAAGCTGGGGTAGCCCAATGTCAGGTATAGGGCATTCTCAACTCGCGTGGAATGAAAGACCCCGTTAATGACCTTGGTAACAGCCTCCCGCCTGATCCCCAGTTGCTCCGCCAGTTTCTGGTGGGTTATCCCACGCAGGCGGAGCTGGTAACTGACCCACATCCCTTCTGTGCGCTTGATGCGGACCCCGACAATTTTCCGGTTGCATCCGGACAGTTTTTCTGTCATAATGAACCATCCTTTCCACCTTAATCGGTGGCGTTTGATTTTGCCGGCTGTTTGTACCAGCCGGTTTTTTTAGCAAGGGAAATCTCCCTTTCGTGCCGATAATTCCATTGTAATCGAATTATCGAACTAAAGTCAAGAAAAATCGAGAGAATTTTGGAAATTTTACGAATCATCGAGAAAGCGGAGAGTCTTATTGAACAACAGGGTTTAGATAAATCGAGCCTTGCAAAAAAGTTAGGTTTTCCTTCTCGTTACATTGCTGATATAAAGGCGGGAAAATCCAAAAACCCCGGTTCTGATTTTATATTGGCTTTGATAAATAGGCTAAATTTCAGCCCTTCTTGGCTAGAAACCGGCGAAGGGGAAATGCTTCTCTCAAGCCCGGAAAAAGCCCTTACAAATATCACAGAATCCAGTGAAGGCTATAAAGTCCCACTGCTTAGACAGAAGGTCTCCTGCGGCCCCGGCACAAACTGGGATGACGAGCAAAACATAAAGGACTATGTAGACATTTTTTCCGTAATCCCGCGCCTCAAACTTGGACGCTTGTTCGCGTTTTCAGTGCAGGGAAACTCGATGGTCGGGGCTGGCATCAGAAACGGCGATTATGTCCTCTTCGACACCGACCAAGCCCAGCGCCTCAATGACGACATTTATGTTTTTTCGCTTGACGGGGATGTGTTTTGCAAGCAGTTGGAGTTTGACGCAATTTCAAAGCGGATTAAAATCTATTCCCTTCGCGTGGCGGATCTGGAAAAAGCAGAATTGCTCAGAACGCTCAGCATGGAAGAAACCGATTTTGCCGACAGGTTCCATATTTTCGGGCGTGTCTTTAGCTGGATACACCCAAATTTAGATAAGTAGAGGAGGAGAGAAGAAATGTATTATGTATTCATCTTTCTAATGATGTTTGTTGTTATGTTTTTTATTCTTAGGAAAAATAAGCCACAACAGAAACAGCCTCAAAACCAATCGCAAGGTGAAATCAGTCCTGAAACAATAAATGAGATTCCTACTGATATGTCATTCCACCTAAAAAATGCCCATGATGCAGAATTGAGAAATGACTATCTTACAGCGCGGGTTGAATACATGGCATGCGTAGACAGTCTAAAACGTGATAAAAAAGCCATACCCCAATTGGAATTTGTCAAAAAAGAATATTCAGAATTTGTCCGCCGCGATCCAATATTCAATAAAATGCTTCCATTTTTCCTTGACGGCGTTCGGCAGAACCAGGGGATACTCCAATCTGACATTACAGCAAAAGCTGAAGATATGAACTGGGGCGAGATTCGCAACTATAACCGTCCAATCTCTAAAGACGACATTCGATATGTGTTTTATTTTGCCGAAGAATTTGGCCTTTTGATACGGAAGAAGGAGGGGCGTTCTTACCGACTTTACTTGCCCGAACAATTAAAGGACGTGACGGAAGAGGTGAAAACGGAAGAGAAGGAAGAAACGAAAAAAACGGATACATCAAAATATGATTTGCTTAAATTTTCAACGGCGCATCAAGCTTCAATGAAAAGCGAAACCGAATTTTATCGAGCGGGCAATTATCTTTTATACCTCAAGCAAAGGTGCCTGTCCCTTTTTCTTATGGAGTCTCAGTTTTCATTTTATCCCCGACACGAAACCCCTTCCTCTGGAATTGAGCTATTTTCTTGTTATCAATTTCCAAACAGCGGAACAGGCCATGACTTTCAAGCTTTCAAAAAATTGAACCTTGCAGATAAAGTACCTGATTTTAACAAATGCCATTCCGATTTTTATGCAACAATTAAGCCTGACTGGGAGAAAGTGCAAAGCCTCATGACTGAACACCATAACAACTGGAAATCCTTGCCAGCATATGAAAAGGTAGAGTTACTAGAAAAATTACATTCTCTTTATGACGGCAAGGACAACAGCCAAATATATAACCAGCATTTTGTTTTTGAAAACCAGTACCTTCGCCAACAATTTGATCGTTTTTTGTCCGCTAAAGATTTCAATGATTGGTGGGAAGGCAATGCAATGAGTGTGTTGAAAAGGGGAATTCCATGATAGACGCCTTTATCCCCGACGGGTCTATGGTGCTAATCAAAAAATCTGACGTGCCCCAGCACGGGAAAATTCAAGTGATATGCCTAGACGACCGGGTTACCCTCAAGCGGATGCGGGAGGACGAGGATCGCAGATGGACGCTTTGCTACGAGGACGGAACCGGGCGGACTATCCCGTTAGGAGAGAACAACCAGGTTCAGGGGACATTCGAGGCGGTGCTGCCGCCTGCGACAAGGCCGCGGATGCGGAGGGAGTGAGGGAAACGGGAAAGTTATAAGCTGGGTGTATCGGCACCCGTATTGAAGGAGGAGAGGAATTGAGGTTTTCAAAATGCTAAAAAAAGGCGTTTGTATTATCTTCACCTTTTTTTTACTCATAAGCTGTTCCAAGAAAAATGAAACTGTAACTAACTCTGTTACACAAGAATGGGATNGGTTTATTGTTAACCCAATTGTTGTTGACGGGCTTGCTTTTAATTTAGAAGACGATTACACCATTGAACGGTGTTATATTGTTGAAAGCTATATTATAAAATTTTTAAATATTTTTCCTAAAATACTAGAGAATAAATCTGAAGTAGAATATGCCGTTTGTCAAATGATGCACGTGCCAGATCATATATATGAAAGAGTTGGCTGGACAAAAACAATCCAGGTAAAAATCAAAATAAAAGAGAACACCGCATTACCTTCTAACTGGGATATTGCAGGAGCCGAGCTATATTATTTCCTTGGTTCAGGGCGTCTGCCTGGCTGCATAATGCAAACAAAACAAGAACATTTATTCTCTGGTTTCCTTAATGAGAGCCAAGGCCTGGCAATTGATTATTCACTCACAGGGATAGATGCGATAACACCTTATACAATTAAGGAACAAACACCGAAAACAACAGCAAAAACATTCAGGCAAAAATTTAGAGAACAATTCATCAAATTTGGCGGCAGACAACTTGGGGCTTGGTCAGGGACAGAGATGGATGTACTCAACATTGAAGATAATCTAAAACTTGTTTTATTTCTTGTTGAGGACGATGACACTCTTTTAGATATTTACCTTAGGATTGCCGATGCTGAAAAACCATTAAAAAATAAAGACGACTTTTATATAGCATTATGCGCCATGATAAGTATTGTAGAACCTTATCTTGAAGAAAACAAAGTTGAGCAATTCGCTAAAACCCTGGAAGACACATTGCCCTATTTAGAAGGTTATAGAATGGGGCAAAAAAAATCATATGAAATCGAGCGTTACTGGATGCCAAGCGGCAATTATTATAATGCTATATTAAATGGCGACAGTGCTTTGGTGGATGTCACCTTTGAATATGAAGTAGAAGGATGAGAAGAGGGGGATTAAAAAGATGGCAACAGCATTGACAATCAAATCCGACAAAGACCTTGCCGATTTATTGGAGAACATCGACAACCCAAACTATTATTACAAGAATTATGAGGGACAAGAATTTTTGGAATGGGAACGAGGCATTTCTAATAATAAAAAATGAGACTTCATAACAAGCGTAGACAGGAAGGAGAGAGAAGATGGCAACAGCATTGACAATCGGCAATAACGACAACCTACTGGAAATTGTCCACAGTTTTTTATCCGACAATGACTTTTTCAAAGGAAAAACAGTAAAGATTTCGGACGAGCTAAAGAAATTAACAATTCACGTTTCAGGGCCTGCATTCAATTCGAGCATGCCGTCAAGAGCGATGAGGGCATTCCTTGAATTGCAAGACGCCATTTATGCAATCTATTCGGCTTACGCTTATGGCGAGAAAAGAAGATTAAGCGCGGTTATAAAAAACGAACTTGAGCTTGATGTTATTGTGAAAGAAGGCACTTCTCTTTTTGAACTTAATCTGGATAAAATAACTGATGCGTTTGCCAAAAGGATAAAAACCATGACAGGGAAGGAATTAGCTGGATTAATAGCTGCCATCTGCCTTACTTTTCTTTTAGCAACCCTTGGCTCAAAGGCCATCGATCATAAAGCCGAGATCGAAAAGATAAGAGAGCTTCGCACCACATTAACAGATGTCCAGAAGAACACAGCCGACGCAATGATTGAGGCAATGGAAGCGCAGCAATCATTTTACCGCGCTACTTCCTATCAAGATTTTGATACCCTTGAAATAAACGGGCAGCCATTTACACAAGAAGAATTAAGGGAAATGGTTAAAACCCCAAGGGTGCAACATCCTATTGAAACAAAAATATATTCCGGAAAATACAGAATAACGGATATACACTTAGGCGATGACACTGTTTATCTGGATGTGATTGGGACTGCCGGGGGAACTGTTGTCAGGAACATAAATTTACTAAAAGGCGTAATAAGCGCTAACGATTACCAATGGTTCAAAGATTCAGCGGCAGGCCTTGAAGTAGAGATGACCATAGTAGCGACAGAAAAGAACGGAGAGATAATCTCTTCATTTCTGCAAAGTTTTTCTATTCCAAAAAACTAAAAACCGCCCAACGGCAAGAAAAAAGCACGCCGCCACCGCCGGGAGCAGGACAAGCATCGTAAGGCAGAACACGGCAAACAGCTTCAAGGCAATTTCCATACAGCCCCCATAAAGTAATCCCCGGCAGGCATAACTCTTTCCCGCCGGGGAAAACACCAGCCCACTAGCCCGGCCAGCTGGACATCCGGCTTTTAAAGGATACCCAGGGGGCAAGCCAAAAACATATTAAAAGCGTTTATTATACTTGCGCCCCGCGCGGCAGCCATACTATAGGCATGGCGGACAAAACCAGCGCGGCGCAAAGCCTGGGCTATGCAATAGCCCGCCTAAAGGAAATCCGGGAGGAAATCGAAACGCTGCAGGGCATGTTTAATACCATAAAGAAATGGTCCCACGTCACGGATTCAATAAAGGACCATACCGACAAAGCCCTCTACGAGCTGACGGGCAGCGATTTCTACAGGCCCGACAAAGGGGGGCGCAAGCACCAATGAAAAAGCCCCGCCTTGGCCTTTGGAAGAAGTTCCTGCTCGACCTTTGCTACAAAGCGACGAGCCGCTCCTTTTTGGCGTGGCTGGCAACGACGCACATAGTCCGCAAGCTCCTGCTGATGGACGGGGACCATGCCTGGTTCGTGCCGCTAATCGCGCTTTGGGGAGCGGTGTCCGTTTTATTTTTGGGCGGCCAGGTGCTGATAGACGCCCTGGCGAAAATGGTCGAGAAGGCAAGCCTCACGATAAGCCAAAGCAACAGCGTGAGCGCGAACATCGGGACTGTCGGAGGGACTGACGGAGGGAAAGACGGAGGGAAAGACGGAGGGAAAGACGGAGGGAAAGACGGAGGGAGAGATGGAAAGTAAGCTGTTTTTTGGAATACAGACGTTCCTGCATGAGGCCGGCGAGGCCGCCTGCTACGCGCTCTGCATCGCCAAGATCGCCGAAAAAATAACCGGCAAGGCCGTCGAGCCGCTTGACGCCCTGCTTGGCGGCATCGAGCGCAAGTTCGTTTACTACAATTGGGCCAACCCGGACGACCCTGACAACTTCTACGTCAGCGACGCGGAAAAGTTCCTTAGCCTGCTTACCGGCAGGCGGGTAACCGTAATAAAGACAGACAACGCCAATTACCGGCCCGCCCCGAACGAATACGTCGCGGAGCGCTGGGAACGCCCCACGGCGAAAACGGTTTACAGCCATTTCAGGCTGCCGGACTGGGACAGCCTCCGCGATTCGCAAACCGTCAAATACGGAAAACTCGCAAGCCTGCGGGTTTTCAGGCCGGCATAAGGGGGAGGCAATGAATGAAAAAGCTAAGATTTGTTGCGCTGCTTTTATTGTTGGCCTCGTCATCGGAGCTGCCGGCGCAGGGTTTTTCTTCAGTCAACAGCGACCTCGACCAATTGGAGAGCTTGATAATCGATACGCTCTTGAACGCGCAAGATCAGCAGAGGCAACTGGCCGACTTGAAGCAGACCTTGAACGAGAGCGGGAGCTTAATCGGCAGCTACGAGAGCACAATAACGAGGCTAGAGAGATATGCAATGGAATCACAGATCTGGCGGGACGAAATGTTAGAAATTTACAGGACGCAATCGGCCTCATTGGCGAAATACGAAAAAAGCTCAAGGTTCTGGAAGGCTTTTACGCTGATAGGAATCCCGGCGGCAGCTCTCCTTAGCGGGGGCATCGCCTGGGCAATGGGACGGAGATAACAGGGAGGCTTCATGGAAATAGCGAAATTTGTTTTGACGGCAATCGGCACGTTCCTGTCGGTTTTCGGGCTTTCTTTTACGGTGTTCCAGTACTGGAGGAAAAGGCAGGACGAAAAATTCGACATGTTCAAAAAGACGATGGAGGCGGCCATAAAGCAGGAAACCGACAGCCGCAAGGACTCTGTGGCGAATATGGACGCGCGCGTTAAGGCGCTTGAGAATACCATGTCCCAGCGGTTTGAAAACCGCCTGAGCATCATCGAGGGCGAGCTAAGGGGCTTCAAGCCCATACTGCAGTCGATCCAAGACTGGTTTATACACAATACGCCGTCGGGGAGAAAATGATGGGCAACATTTTCCAGCCGCTTCAGCGCATCATCATTCTGCAGGGGATTGAAAATTCCCCTGGGCGCGAGCTTTCCAACGAGATGCTGCAGCGGCTCTTAAAAGAGCAATGCCACAGGCTTTCAATCGCGGAAGTGAACGGGCTAATCAACTGGCTTGAGTGCCGCGGCTACGTCAAAGCGGAGCGCCTCGGCGATTCCGGCTTTATCGTTGCGCACATCACCCGGCCCGGCACCGACGTGGCGCTGGGCAACACAAGGGCCGAGGGCATAGAAGCGCCCCCGGAGGCATAGCGTGGGCCAGAAAAGCGCCGTCGACCGCCTGCCGAAAAAGCTCCGCGAAAAGCTTATCGAGATGCTCCACGACCCCGCCGTAACGCAGGCGGAAATCGTGGACGCCATAAACGCAGAGGCCGGGGAGCCGCTCCTTTCAAGGGCGTCGATGAACCGCTACGCGCAGAAATTCAAGCGCTTTGCCGAAAAGAACCGCCAGGCGAAGGAAATCGCCGACGCCTACATCGACAAATACGGCAGCGACAGCCGCGTAAAGCTCGGCAAGGTGGTAAACGAACAGATACGCCTGGCCGTGTTCGACCTGATCGGCGACATCGAGGAAATACAAGCAGACCCGGAAACCAGGAAGACCGAAATCGCCGACATGCTGTACAAACTGTCGCGGGGCCTTAAGGAACTGGAGGCGGCGGAAAAGCTGAACGCCGAGCGCACGGAAAGCATCCGCAAGGCCGCCCTCGCCGAGGCCGCCGAGGTAGTGGAAAAAGAAGCGAAGTCAGCCGGGGTTGACGACGCCAAGATGGAAATCATCAGGCGCAAGATAATAGGCCTTTGCACATGATCGACATACCTTTAGGCAAGGCGCTGGTGCCGGTTGAAAATGATAATGCTAGTTGTTTTGACTGTTGTCTATGTGTCAATGATGGGTGTAGGGGTGTTTTTGCCTGCGGTCATTCAAAGCGTAAAGACGGCAAGAACGTAATATTCAAGCTGGTGGATTGGCCAGGGGAGAGAAAAACCCATGGCTGAAGAAGTTCTGCTTCCCTACCAGAAAGCATGGATTGAAGACGGGGCCAAGGTCAAAGTCTGGGAGAAATCCCGGCGCATCGGCGCGTCCTATGCCGAGGCGCTCGCGTCCGTCCTGGAAGCCGCGAAGTCGAAAGAAGCAGGCGGCCAGTCATCCTATTACCTTTCCTATTCCAAAGAGATGACCCAGCAGTTCGCCAGGGACTGCGCGTTCTGGGCAAAGCACATCAACGCCGCCGCCAAGGAGCTTGAAGAAATAGTTTTAAAAGACGAGGACAAGGACATCACCGTTTACCGCATACGCTTCGCGTCCGGCTATGAGATATGGTGCCTGCCTTCGGTGGCGCGGTCGCTCCGCTCAAAGCAGGGGCGGGTCATCATCGACGAGGCAGCGTTTGTCGAGGATCTGGACGCGCTGCTAAAGGCGGCGATGGCGCTGCTCATGTGGGGCGGGTGCGTGAGGATCCTGTCGACGCACAGCGGGGACGACAATCCGTTCAACGAGCTAATCAAAGAAATAAAGGAAGGCAAAAAAGACTACAGCCTCCACCGCACCACTTTTGACGAAGCCCTGGCGCAAGGCCTGTACAAGCGGATCTGCCTGGTTCAAAAGAAGGAATGGACGCCGGAAGCGCAGGAAGCCTGGCGTAAAGAAATAATCGACAGCTACGGCGACGGGGCGGACGAGGAATTGTTCTGCATACCGGTACGCGCCGGAACCCGCTACTTTCCTTCAGTACTGCTTGAGGCTGTTTCAGATCCAAGCGCGAAAGTCCTCCGCAAGTCCTGCGACGACGGCTTCACTTTCGAGCCGAAAGAAAAGCGCGTCAAGGAATTTGAAGCATGGCTTAAAAACGAGGTCCGCGACACGCTGCTGTTGCATACAAACCCGGTGTACCTGGGCGAGGACTTCGCCCGCTCCGGAGATCTTACTTCTATTTTCCTTGACGAGCAGATGCCTGACGGGAAACTGCTTACGTTCCTTGCAATCGAGTTGCGCAACGTGCCCTTTGACCAGCAGTGGCAGGTCATCCTGTACCTGATGGACACCGCGCCGAATTTCGCCGGCGGGGCGTTCGACTCCCGCGGCAACGGCCAGATGATCGCCGAGCTCGCCGCGCAGGAATGGCCGGGCTACGTGCAGCAGGTGATGATCACAATGGCATGGTACGCGCAGGCGTTCCCAAAGCTGAAGGGGCGCATGGAAGACGCGACGACTACCATCCCCGACGACGCTTCCATCCGCGAGGACTTCCGCGTCGTGGGAATAAAGGCGGGCGTGCCCTGCGTGCTGGAACGCTCAGGCGGCGCGCGCGAGAAGCGGCACGGCGACGGGGCCGTCGCGAAGCTAATGGCCGTCTACGCGGCGGATGCGGACGAAGAAAAGGGCTACCAGCCCATGACATACGAGGCCATAAAAACCGAAAACCGCTACCGGCAGGGGAGGGGCGATTCATGGGACGATTAAAGGATTTTTTCTTCGGCAAAGAAGCGCCGGAAGGCGGCGATACGGACGAGCAGGCAGCAGCCGTCCCCAACAGCAACCGCCACCCCTGGGGCGACTTCACGCTCTTGCAAAGCCTTACCCCGGAGCGCCTGGCGCAAATCCTTAACGACGTAAGGCGCGGCGAGTGCCCCGCCGAATACCTGGAGCTTGCCCAGGACATCGAGCTGAAAGACCTCCACTATCGATCCGTGCTTTCCACGCGCAAGGACACGATCACCGGGCTTGACGTGAAAGTCATTCCGGCGAGCGACGACAAGCGCGACATGGAGCTCGCGGATGCCGTGGAGCGCGACATCGTGAAAAACAGCTCGGCGAAACTGTACGCTCTAATCAGGGATATGCTGGACGCTCTCGCTAAGGGCTTTTCGGTTTCGGAAATTATCTGGGACACAGACAATGCGCACTGGAAGCCTAAGCAGTACAGGTTCCGCGATCCCCGCTGGTTTCAGTACGACAGGGAAACCGGCAAGACGCTTATGCTCCGCTCCCCCCTGGGCAACGGGCTGGAGCCCCTCAAGCCGTTTCGTTTTGTAGTGCATGAGCCGCATCTTATCAGCGGCAGCCAAATCGCCGCGGGGCTTGCGCTCCCGGCTTTGTATTACTGGATGTTCAAGAGCTACAACGTAACGAGCTGGGCGGCGTTCATCGACCGCTACGGCTACCCGATCCGCATCGGCAAGTACGGGAAGAAATTCACCGAAGAGGACAGGGTAACGCTCAAGCGGGCGGTCGCCTCCATAGGCCAGGATTTCGGCGCCATCATCCCCGAGAGCGCCGAGCTTGAAATTATAGAATCCAAGAGCACCGGCGAAAAGGCGAACGTCTACGAAAAGCTGGCCGACTGGATTGACAGGCAGGTCAGCAAGCTCGTCCTGGGCCAGACCATGACTACCGACGACGGCTCCAGCAAGGCGCAAAGCGAGACCCACGACAAGGTCCGCAACGACATTGCCGACAGCGACATCCTTCAAGTAATCGAAACGCTGAACGCCGCGCTTACCGTCCCTTACATAAACCTGAATTTCGGAGAGCAGGAAAGCTACCCCAAAATTGACTTGTTCAAGCCCGACGAAAAAAACATCGAGCAGATTATTGAGGCCGTGGAGAAGCTGGGGCCGCTGGGTCTGACGGTCAAGTCGGACGAGCTGCGCTCGATAATCGGAATGTCCAATCCCGACGAGGGCGACGAGGTTGTCGGCGGCAGGGCTCCGCAAGAGGCCCTGCCGGCTTTCGACGGGCTGAATGCCGGGCGGAATGTGGCCCTCAACGCCGCCGCCGCGGATGCGGCTGACAGCATAGATGCGCTTGATGCTGAAAACGGAAGCGGCTATGCCGCAATTTCGGACGAGATTGCGGGCGTGATTGAAAAAGCGGCCGACGCTGCTACCGATTTTGCAGGCTTTCATAAGGAGCTGGAAAAGCTGGTTTCTGGCTGGGCGCCGGATAAGATCGCCGAGTGCATAGCGGTGGCGATGTTTAAGGCAAGGGCGCTGGGCGATGCGGAGTTTGACGGGGGCAAATGAAAAAGAGAGTCATTGGAAACGCCACGGTTTATTGCGGCATGATGGAAGAAACCATCGGCGGTATTGAAGGTGTTGACCATATCCTTACCGATCCGCCATATCTCTATATAAAAACCCACGACTTTGACAGGGCGTGGGACGAGCGGCTCTTTTTTGAAAACGCCAAACGGCTCCTGCCTGATGACGGTTTTATCGCTCTGTTCGGCAGGGGAACTTCTTTTTATAGATGGAACACCCGCCTAGCTGAACTAGGCTTTGTGTTTAAAGAAGAGATTGTTTGGAATAAAAAACGGCACTCTTCGCCGTTGCATACTATTTCGCGGATACATGAAACTATTTCACTCCATACAAAGAAAAGCGGAAAAATACGCCTTAATAAAATCCCGTACGAAGAACAGCGGCAGGATTTTGATATTGTTATGAATGATATTAAGCGCATAAGGTCGGCATTGCAAAATGAAAAAAAGATGGCTGATTATATAGAATTTATACAGACCGGAAAAAATAAATTAAAACCATTTTCAGGCGGAATGTGCATAACTCATAGTTTAAAAAAAAATGCCACGGCTCCGTTTACTTCCACAATCCAAGGGGTTTTAAACGGCATAAGGGAACAAACTATCTTAACCATCACATCAATACATTACGGCAATGTTCATCCCACAGAAAAACCCGTCCGCCTTGCCGAGCGCATCCTTGCCCTAATATCAGACCCCGGCGACGCCATTCTTGATCCTTTCATGGGGAGCGGCAGTTTCGGCGTGGCGTGTATACGAACCGGAAGGAAATATATCGGCGTGGAAATGAACCCCGAATATTTTGAAATAGCCTGCATGCGCATTGAAAAAGCCGTATCGGAGACCCTTTTATGGCAGACATAATCCCCAAAGCCGCGACGGACTATATCAAAAATAAAAACCTCAAGGTTGGTTTTTCTTACAAAGACGTATGGCATGAGGAACACGCTACTGGTTTTACAGTTGCCAAAGCCATGCAATTTGATGTGCTTTCCGATGTACATAACGCAGCAATTCAGGCTGTTGAGAAAGGGCAATCCTTTGAAACTTTCAAGAAAAACCTGAAGCCGACGCTCCAGCAGAAAGGCTGGTGGGGCCGCAAGGAGATGACCGACCCGCTTACCGGAAAAACGGTTGATGCCCAGCTTGGCAGCGACCGCAGGCTTAAAACCATCTATAACACAAATATGCGTAATGCGTTTCTTTATGCAAAGTATAAACGCATAATGGATGACCCTTTAATGACGCACATTATGTATATTTCCAGCAAATCGTCAGTTCACCCCCGCCCCATTCACCAGCAGTGGGATGGATTGATTCTGCCTAAAGACGACCCCTGGTGGGGTTTGCATCTGCCCCAAAAAGAGTATGGTTGCAAATGTGATTTCCAGGGCATTTCTGAATTCCGCAAGCAAAAGTATGAAAAGGAAGGCATTCCCACCCCGAAAAGGATAGACGGTAGCGGAGGGGGCGTAATTCCTGTAAAGACGGAAGCGCCGCCTGAAGTTTATCGGACGTACTATAACGAGCGCAAGGGAACAACGGAAAAAGTGCCGCAGGGCGTTCACCCCAGCTTTAACTGGGACCAGAGGATAGTGTCACGGCAGGAAGCGGCAAAACAAAAACTCGCAGATTCGGAACGTAATTACAAGTCGAGTACGGCAGGGTTTACGGATGAAATACCAAGTCCACCTAAAGTTGATGCTATAGCAAGACGCATTCGAGACAGTGAGGAAATAAAGAAAAAGTTCTCCGAAATCGGAATTAGCTATATTGACCTTCAAGGTTTACCGGATGAAGTAAAAGAAATGGTTTATGCAAAAACAAAATACGTCATTGAACGCTTCCCATTGGCTCGGGAAGCAGTGCCCGGAATTATTGCTGACTTTTTAATGTCAGACGCTGACTTTGCTGTAACAAACATGGCTACAGGGGAAATCAGGTTGAACGGAAATTGGTTTGCAAACATACCGCAGTTCAGGGAATATTTTAACTCCCTTGTTCTACAAGGTGTCTTTCCGGCAGGAACAGACTGTCTCGACAATGTTACGCACGAATTTGGTCACGCAATAGCCCGGAAGCTCGCAGAAAAATATGATAAGTCTGATGGCAAGATTGATGTTAAGTCTATTGATAAATTTTGCGCTGGACTTCAAAGCTATGTTCTGGTAAAATTAAAGAAGGATGTTGCCGATATTAGAGCAGGACTTTCTATAAATGCCAAGGAGTGTCCGGCAGAATTTGTTGCTGATGGTTTCAATGAATTTGTAACCGTGATGTCGGCGAGGAAAATGGCAAAAGAACTTGGCAGGGCTTTACTCTACCTTTTGGGGGCGAAAAAATGGTAA